GCTCAGCTATTCGTATCTATCGTGATACAGATATTACCACCCTACAAGCTACATTTTTCCCGGGTTCCGCCATTAAAGCGGAAGATTTGAACGATAACTTCACACAAAATAACTTTGCTGTTGAAGAAATTAAAGAAGCAACTTGGGATACTGATACTGAAACTGTTAAATCTAACGAGACGTGGGTGAGTAGCGACACACAAATCGCTACCACCGCTGCAATGGATGCTCGTTTCCAAGATGAAGCAACTGAAACCATTGAAAGCACTGAAACGTGGGTAGCAGATGATGATCATATCCCTACTACCCTAGCTGCTGATAATCGTAGTACTGCTTTAATTAACACTGCAGTTACCACCGCGCTTACTACTGACGGTACTGGTATTACTATCGATCAAAGTAGTGGGTCTAGTGCCGAATTTGGTCTTGGTGTAGGTTCTATTGATCTAGATAGGATTAAAGATTCTGATATTGTAACATCTGCTGAAGCTAACCCAAATGACGATGTTACTATTGCTACTACAGCAAAGATCGATGATATGATCGATGCTGCTATTACTGGTGATATTGGGGTTGATAGTAGTGGTCTTACTGTTACTGATGATGGTGACGGTTCTGTTACATTGGGTATTGGTTCTAATAGTGTTGATCTAGATCGTATCAAAGATAGTCAGATTATCACCTATGCAGAACAAGATGCAGGTTCTCCGTCTCCTGCTGATACTAATATCTTTACTGCTAGCGCTGCAGCACGTCGGTTTGACACTCTTGTACAGGTTGCTACACCAACTGGTAGTGATTGGGAAGTCGGTAAGACGTGGTTGCAAAATGATGATGACTTGACTGTTTCTATTTGGAATGGTTCCGCTTGGACTGCTATTAGTTCTGGTGGTACGTTTCGTGAACAACCTAAAGTTATCTATGTTGATGCTTCTGGTGGTGATGATACTAATACAGGTCACCGTATCAGTGCACCTAAACTGACTATTAAAGAAGCTATTAAAGACATTAACGAAGACATTAGCACCTCTATTTTGTCTGGTGGTTCTGGTTATGTTGATGGTTCTTATCCTAATGTAGCTCTAACTGGTGGTTCTTCTGGTACTAACTTACGTGCTAACATCACTGTTGCTAGTGGTACTGTCACTGTTGCTACTGTTACTAGCACAACCACTCTCCAAGACTACGGAATTGGTGACATTTTGTCTGCTGATGATGCTGACCTTGGTGCAGGCGGTGGTGCTGGGTTCCAGCTAGAAGTAACTGGTAATGGTGACGGTATGATCGTTGTCGTTGCTGCTGGTGTGTATCAAGAGATTGCACCTATTCAGATTAAACGTCGTAACGTTTCTATTATTGGTCAAGCACTTCGTAGTTGTATTGTACACCCAACTCCAGCTACAGAAACTAACAACTTGTTTGAATTGAACAGTGGTAGTTATTTGAGCAGCATGACCTTTACTGGCATCAAAGCTGGTACTGGTACTGGTAATACTATTGACCCTGCTTTGCCTACTACACAAGGTTGGAACGCTGCATTCTATAGTGGTGCTTATATTATCAAGTCACCTTATATTCAAAACTGTACTAATTTCTCAGATAGTGAAATTAACAACAGTGATTTGAATGCACATAACCCTGCAGGTGGTGCAGCTGGTGATATTGATTCTGCACCTACTGGTGGTGGTCTTTTGGTTGACGGTGATGCTGTAGATGCTGATAGCCCACTACGTTCTATGGTGTGTGATAGTTACACCCATGTTGCACTTAATGGTCCTGGTATTCTTGTTACTAACAATGGTTATGCACAATGTACTAGCTCCTATGCATTCTTCAATAAATATCATATTAAGTGTTTGAATGGTGGTCAGGCAAACCTTGCTGCATCTACTACTGACTTTGGTGATGAAGCATTGGTTGCTGATGGTAAGTCTACTAGTGCTATCTTTACTTCTAATGTAGATGGTGCTGCTGCAGATCTTGATACTACCTTTAACATCAATGAACCTACTGCTGCTGCAGGTTGGCACGGTACTGCAACACGACCACAAGGTAACATGCTTGTTACTGTTAATGGTGTGACGTATCCTGTGTTGTCTGCTACAGCTAATACTGATTCTGAAGGTGGTGCTGGATGGACTGTAACAATCAGTCGTCCTAATCCTAGCAAACGTAGTGAAAACCTTGGTCTTAATGGTGCAGTAAGTGACGATGCTGCTGTATCGTTCTTCCTTCGTTCACAAGTCGCTTCCAGCGGTCACACGATGGAATATGTCGGTAGTGGTACTAACTACTCTGCATTACCTGAGAACGGTGGTGTACCTGATGACTCTAAACAAATTGTTGAGTCTAATAACGGTAAAATTTGGACTGCTATTACTGATCAAAATGGTAAGTTTAAGATTGGTGATTTCTTTGAAGTAGATCAACGTACTGGTTTTATTAATTTTAGTGCAGGATCTTATGCTTTTGATGTTGTAACTGACACAACACCTGAACTTGGTGGGCAACTTGATGCACTGACTAATAAAATTGTTAATCTTGGTGACCCCACTTCTGCACAAGATGCTGCAACTAAGAACTATGTTGATACTGCAGGTTACGCTAACTATTCTGATGCTACTGCTAACTTTACAGGTACACTCCAAAACGGAGGATCTAATGTTGTTGTAGATAGTGATATTGGATCTACAGTACAAGCGTATGACGCAACTATTTTAAATAACGCTGACATTGGTGTAACCGTTCAGGCATATGATGCTACTATTTTAAATAGTGCTGATATTGGCGTCTCTGTTCAAGGTTATGACGCAACTATTTTAAATAATGCTGATATTGGTGTAACCGTTCAGGGTTATGATGCTACTATTTTAAATAACGCTGACATTGGTGTCTCTGTTCAAGGTTATGACGCTGACACTGCAAAGACTGATGCTGCACAAACCTTTACCGCAGCACAACGTGGTACGATCACTACACTTACCAGTGGTGCAACAGTTACTCCTGACTTTGCAAACTCTAATAATTATACATTGACGTTGGATCAAAACCTTACTATTGCTAACCCAACTAACCTTACTGCTGGTCAATCAGGTTCTATCTTCCTTGTGCAAGATGGTACTGGTAGTCGTACAGCAGCATGGGATACTTACTGGGATTTTGCTGGTGGTACGGCTCCAACTCTTACTACAACTGCCGCTGCAGTTGACCGCATTGATTACGTAGTTCGTAGTTCTACGTCTATTCATGCTGTTACTACCCTCAACTATAGTTAATTATGGCAGTATTTAATAATATTTTAGCAGGTGCCGCCGGTCAAGCCGGTGGTGCCCCTGCTGCCTACGAGATTGAACGCAGCTTGCGGTTTAACAGTGATGACAGTGCTTATCTAAATAGAACCCCGTCGTCTGCAGGTAATCGCAGAACTTATACGTTTTCTTTTTGGCTAAAAAAAGGTTCTTTAGATACAACGTCACAACAGCGTATTTTTAACTGCGGTCCTTATACAAGTGGGACAGGTTATAGATCTTTTAATATAACCATTGCTTCTGGCTCGGGATCGCCCTTTTACATTTGGGATTATTCTAATTCGTATCAAATTACTCTTCAGGCAACCGCAGCTTTTAGAGATCCAAGTTCTTGGTATCACATTATTTATGTAGTAGACACAACGCAGTCTGTAGCAAGCGATAGGGTAAAATTATACATCAATGGGTCTGAATACACAGATGGATGGGTAGCTAATACGTATCCCTCTCAAAACTACGAAACTGCCGTAGGTGTTGCTGAGGAGATGCGTATTGGAACCAGGGAAAACAAAACCAGCGAATTTTTAGATGCGTATCTAGCAGATTTTTATTATGTCGACGGTCAAGCGCTTGCTCCGACTGACTTCGGTGAGTTTGACGATAACGGTGTGTGGCAGCCGATTGAATACACTGGAACGTACGGCACCAATGGTTTCCACCTAGATTTCAGCGATGCCAGCTCTGCTTCTGCGCTTGGAGCGGATAGCAGTGGGAATGGGAATGATTGGACTGTTAACAATCTTTCAGTGAATGAAGTTAACTATGCTAATGGCACTACAAATGCAGTCAACGGAGTAATTCCTAACGGAGGCGATCCGTACTGGATTGATTTTCTCCCAACAAACGCAGATTTAGATTATGACGCTGGTACAACTGGGATGCAGCGTGTTCATGATGGAAGTACAGCAACTGAAGTTTACTGGGTCGGTAGTCAGTACAGTACTGGTAATGTTTTACGAGCAAGATTTGATTTAAGAGATTATCCAACTATCACTTCATTGCGCGTTTTTGGTGGATTTTCAACAAACTATGTAAATTATGATTATCAGCTATTAGACAGCAGCAAAACTCCAATCAGCGGCACAAGCGGTACTTTTGGGGCTGTTGGTTGGCATAGTCTTACAATTCTGGGGTCGCCAAGATACCTAGAAATTTCTACCACTTCAGGAAACCAGCACAGACATAGGCTTTACGCAATTGAAGTTAATGGAACCGTTCTTGTCAACGGTAATCCTGCTAACAACGACTCCTTTTTCGACTCCCCAACCAACGGCACGCAGGAAGATACAGGTGCTGGCGGTGAGGTGAGCGGTAATTATGCGACGTTGAATCCGCTGGATTTCGCCATGACCGCTGGGTCTATTTCTAATTTCGTGACCAATGGCAATCTTACAAAGACCGACGTACTGAATACTTATGGAAAAGTACGGGCAACAATGCCTGTGCATTTTGGCGGTAAAACGTATTTTGAAGTAACCGTTTCCGGTGCGCCTACTGGTGCCGACTACATCGGTTTTGAGCCAAGTGACAAAGCGATTGTTTCAGCAAATGGTTTCAGTAGTGGGGACTTGGGGTTTAGGGCTACTGGATATAAAAGCCCAGGTGGTGCTAGTTATGGCTCTGCTTGGTCAAGTGGAGATGTACTTGGCTTTTATTTTGACGACGAAACTTCAGGCGGAATTGTTGGTTACTACTTGAATGGTGTAGACCAAGGTACTGCGTGGAGCGGCTTTGATCAAAGTAAGAAATATCTAATAGCAATTCAAGATTGGTCAAACGGTGCTACGGCTGTATTTGATTTTAACTTCGGCCAACGCCCCTTTGCCTACAGCGCCCCCAGCGGCTTCAAGGCATTGTGTACTGCAAACCTAGACGATCCAACGATTGCCGATGGTTCGACGGCGATGGATGTTGCGCTTTATACGGGTAATGGCAGCACGCAGAGCATTTCAGGGTTGGAGTTCAGTCCTGATTTTGTTTGGATTAAAACACGTTCAGTTGTCAATGGTAGTCACGCTTTATTTGATGTGGTCCGTGGTGCCACTAACGTTTTAAAATCTCAAAGCACTGATGCTGAAGGAACGTTTGTCAATTCCTTGACATCTTTTGATGCTGATGGTTTTAGCGTAGGCAGTGAAGGTTTCAGTAATTACAACACAGCTAACCTTGTCGCCTGGACCTGGGACGCCGGAACATCTACCGCCTCCAACACAGATGGCTCCATCACTTCTTCGGTGAGGGCGAATCCCAGTGCGGGGTTCTCGATTGTTACTTATACGGGCACGGGTTCCAATGGCACCGTGGGACATGGACTAAGCGCAGCTCCCAGCATGGTGGTTGTCAAAGATAGAGATGCATCACAACCGTGGATTGTTGGTCATGAGTCAATAGGTTTTACAAAATATTTATGGCTTAATAGTACCAACGCTGCAGCTTCTTTATCTACAGTTTGGCAAAATACTGCGCCAACTTCCACGGTATTTAGCATCGGAACAACAGGCGGAGTTAATACCAGCAGCGAAGACTACGTTGCCTACTGCTTCGCCCCAGTCGAGGGCTACAGCGCCTTCGGCAGCTACACCGGCAACGGCAGTACGGATGGCCTGTTTGTTTACACCGGATTTAGGCCGCGGTTTTTACTTTTCAAACGCTCTAGTACAACATCTGACTGGGTGATCATGGATACAGCTGTAAACAGCTACAACGTAGCCCAAAATTATTTACGACCCAATTTAAGTAATGGCGAAAATACTCTTACTGGATTGGACATTGTAAGCAATGGTTTTAAGTTCAGAACCAGCGCGTTCCCCAATGATTCCTCTACCTACATCTACGCCGCCTTTGCCGAATCGCCGCAAAAGTACGCTCGCGCTCGTTAATTAATTTAAATTATGCTTACTCTTGATGGAAAGACCTTGCAGTATGACAAGGCATTTACACACAATGGTATTCAATACCCTAAGAACTGGCTTCGTTTGACGACGCTTGCGGAAAAGGAAGCAATTGGAATTGTTGAAACCCCTGATGTCCCCGTGGCATCTTGGGATCAACGGTTCTATTGGGGTGTTGATAATCCTAAAGATCTAGATCAACTTAAAGAACAATGGACTTCTAAGGTTAAACAAACTGCAGGTTCCTTGCTTAGTCAAACTGACTGGTATGTTGTACGTCAAGCTGAAAACAGTGCTGCTGTTCCTGCTGAAGTACTTTCTCGTCGTGGAGAAATCCGCACGTTTAGCAACGAAAAAGAAGCTGCTATTGCTGCTTGTGTAGACGTTCCAGCCCTTGCTACGTACGTTACTAGCGCTGAATACAGCCGTTGGGAACCACTTCCTCCTGAACCAGAAGTTGTTGAGGAAGAACCAGCTGTTGAAGAAGAACCGATTGTTGAAGAACCTACTACCCCCACTGAAGAATGATTACTCTTATCCGTCCAATTCTCTTTTCTTTTATTCAATCAAATCAAGTCAAGCGTCTTATTATTGACTTGTTGACTAAACTTGCTGAATCTACTGATAATGACGTAGATGATAAAGCAGTTGAGTTTATTCGTAACGGTCTTTTCCCTAATAAAT